TTCATCCATTACTATTCAAACTCAGTCCAGTCAATGTTTTCTAACTGAACTGCTCTTTCGGTATCCTTCCTTTTCTTCTCATTGATGTGACCAACACCTTGCATAAATGACCAGGCCTGGGTTTCAAGTTCGTCTCGGAGATCTCGTAGAGCAGCAGTTATACCAACATAATACTCTACTTTAGGTTTATTGACCGCTATTATTGCATCTCTGTCAGACTCTGCAGACGAAATGGCAGAATCCAAAGCACCACAACCACTAGGATTATTAGGATTGACACCATAACCAATTGTATTTCCTGTAGTGCTTCCAAAACCAATGGTTATAGTCTCTCCTTCTTCAGCATATGTTGTATCTCCTGTACCATCACCATCATCAAGAGTTAAAGTAGGCCACTGGTCATTACCCACCCAGTATTCCACAAATCCAGCACCAACTTTGGGTTCGTCTTCGTCTCTAACTTCGTGCCAACTTGCAACTATCTTTGGATTACCGTTGTTAATCAACTTAACTTTATTACCTTTACCTACTTTTTTACCTTCAGCAATACCAATTTCTACAGGATCAATAGGATTTTTAGTCTCCTCAAAAACAATACCACCCACTTCAGGCGGTCTTACAATGAGGAAAGAACTATTAGCTGCACCAACTTGTGTAATGGTACTTAAAAATACAGCAGGATATGTTGATACAATACCCACTTGAATTTGATGTCCTTCTGTAGTTGCAATGGCAGGATTACTCGTTAAGAATACATCAATTGTAATTTCCTCAGTCGTACTAATTCCTATACTATTGACGAAAGTTACATCCATAGTGGATTCTTCAAATCCAGTAATTGTTGTGCCTGTTGGAAAAACATTATCTGCATAAAGAACATCACCAACCTTAAAGTTACTTGCAAGACCAACTACTCTATTCTCATAAAACTTACTGGTTCCACTAGTAGTAACTCCTGTAATATTCCCTCTTTCTTTTGGATAACTTGTAGTACCCAATCCAACCACCGTGGGAAGATTGCCTGTTGCATAAACCTTGGGATCATCCAAGTCATCTGTAATAAAGTCACCTATTTGAATGATAGATGGAGCTCCACTATCGGAATACTCAATACCATCCGTACTAGCAATACCAATCAGATCACCAGCATCATGATCAAATACTACCATTACAGTAGTCAGTGAATCAACAGTTCCATCATCAATCTGATCAACTACATTTGCACCATATTCACGGTTCTTTGGTCTTCTGTAATATTTTACGCCATAATAATTTAACTGTTGTCTTGTAGCTGGATCCTTTTGCACTTGATAGACAGAGGTATCCTCACCAGCGGATGCTTTATTACCCGCCTTTTCCTCTAGAAGTACCCAAGCAAGATCATTTTTACATCCAGCTGCAATCCTTGCTTTATACGCATCTGCAACAGCATCAAGTGAAGCATTGATCTCATTGATGAGAGGCGGAATCTTCTTGTCTACTTTATTGATAAGTTTATCGTACTCATCAATACGAGCATCAACAATAGTCAGTTGTTCCAACATCTGATTGACTTGATTATCCATCGCATCAAAGTCATCTCTCAGATCCTTAGCAATTTTTGCAGGAGAAAGACCCGAAGTTATATCTTTCGATGCTTCTAATTGTTTAATTAGTTCGGGGGCATCAAGTCCAGAGAGATCAAGTCCCATTATGCGTCCTCCTTATATTCAACTTGAATTCTTTCAACGTCTTTTCTCTCACCATATACGGTGTAACTACAATTTACTGGAGCGGATGCATTATTCTTCACCCTAATCTTTGTACCCCAATCAATAATCTCATAATATAACTCCTGATAGGTCTCTTTTGGAGTTAAATTGACAGTAATACTATCCTGTCTTACCAATCCTCTCCAATAATCAGGCAACTCAATTACAGTCTTTCCCTCTAAAATTCCTCTACAATAGACTCCTACCTCTGGGCCTTCTAGACAAGTATGTGCAAGTCTCCAACCTTCCTCTTTAGTTGGGTGTGGAATATCAAACTTTTTAAATGGTGCAGCAACTGAAGCAAACTTACCAAATGCTGCAGTGATACTAGGAGTAACAATTTTACCTGCGGTCAAGAGACCACTAACTGTTGCCTTACCATTAACGTTTCTTACACCGTTATCAATACCAACCGAATTACCAATATTAAGAGCATTCTTAATATCAATACCATTCTTAAGACTTAAAGCATTCTTAATTGTAGTACCAAGTTTGGTTGTTAAACCAGTAAATGTACTGATAGCAATAACATTAACAATACCAAAGAAATTAGAAATACCAGTTACTTCAAGTGATGCAGGTAATGCTACTGCGATTGGTGGGCCAATCATTACAGTAGCACGAGCAACACCTACACCAAAACCCAAACCAAAGTATGCAGGGCCATTTGCAACGAAAGTTCCTGGCGTGACAGTTGTCATACTCGCCAAGAAAGACGTGTCAAGGGCTCCCACAACTAGTTTATCACCGATGTGGCCAATAGGACTTGTATATCCCATTACTCTAAGAACTCCTTAAATCTTGTAAGACCAATCATTAATTTACCAAGGAAAGATGCTCTAACAAAATCAGTCAACTGACCAACTTCATTAGTAATTCCAGCGTTCATATTAATAAACTGTCCAGCAAGTCTAAGTTCATGAGAAGCAAGACAATTTATTGTAGTTCCCTTGATATTTGTAATTGATGCTCTCAAATAAATGTGTTTTGTTGAATTAAGGGTAATCTCACCATTCTCAGCAGTTGCTTCAATACGAACATTTCGTCCTTTGAGAATAACATCACCAAATTGTGCCTCTAAAACAATATGTCCATTCTCTGCTTGTATGAGTTTTGCAGGTTCATCTTTTTCACATCTTTTACCACAGACATCAATAGATGTTTTAAGTGTTCTTTGTCTTGATACACCATCTTTGAACCAGACATAACCTTGTGCATTACCAGTAAGCACACCAAAGTCAGTTGTTTTCCCCTTGTCAGCACCTTTTGAAATTTTGACACCAGATGTAAATCTGAAGCCTGGGTACTGTCTAAAATAAAATTTTGGTTGTTCAGCCATTTAACTGCCAGGACATTGAATCTTGTTAATAATTCCAATTCCTCTAGCCTTGAGTTCTTCAGGGCCAAGAGTGGTTGTAATTGTAGTTGTATTAGGTGTATACACCATAATTGGTAACAGTTCTGCACCAGTACCTGTATTCGTATTTATTAGGACATCTGGACGGCGAGTAAACTCAGAAGAGCACTGAAGATTCTTAATTCCGATAATTGAACCTTGAGGATTCAATACAAGATCGAAAGTACAATTGTCACCATATCTTCCAGTATCACCACTAGTATATCCAAGGCCAGGACGGTCAACATGGATATTCGTAGCAATACCAACAGGAACACTACTTACACCAGCAATTACCTGTGTAGTAATATTATACGTTGTTGTGTTCGCAATGCCAACATATGGATTTCCACTAATGTCGCAGAAAGCACCTTGATCAATATTGATGTGATAATTTGTGGATCCTTTTAAAGGTTCAGGTGGGCAAATCTTAACTCTCTTATCACTTAAGAATGTGATTGCTTGAGAATTAGTAACATCTATTTCACTGTGAGTGAAATTTGTTTCCGTCTCAATAACTCTAATCTTCCCAACAGTATTTCCACAAATTTTAATTGGTTCGTTAAACTCAAAAGTAAAACAGGATAATGTAGATACACCAACAGAGTTATCTGGAGGAGTAATTAATGATAAACCTGGCGGAGTTGTATCTGGATCGTTAGGGCCAAAGTCTGGAATAGGAAGTGGATCAGGGATAGGAATAAGTTCATCAGTTTCAATAGAGGATGGACAATAACCTGTGCCAGGATCCCTAATAACTGTACTTACGACTTGTCCCCTATCATCAAGAATTGCCTCTACTACAGCACCTCCACCATGATTTGTCTTATCAATAATTGAAACTGATGGTGGAGCGTCATATCCCCTACCACCGCTTGTAAGTACAATAGCAAGGATGGATCCGTCTTGTGCGACAATAGGATAACCTTGTGCTTTCTTTCTAGAATCACCAACAAACTCGACTTTCGGTGGAATACAAGTTGGGAAAATAAATCCAGGCGGACTTTCCCCAATATCATCTTGAGATCTAGGATTATCTCTTAAATTATTACATTCAACAAATCCAGCATACTGACCACCCATAATTGTTAAGAATGAGAAATCAGCACCTTCTGCTGCAAGTTCATCAAGAGTCATTTCTTCACCATCGGTGATAAGATCGTCCATAATGGAAATCTTATCAATCATACCAGAGATATTTTGTGCTGGTTGAGTATTAAGACCCCAACCAGAAGACCAATCAGTTGTTTCTCTACATTCAAGAGAATCACAATCAAGAAAACTCAATAATTGATTCATGAATGAAGATACGGAACTCAAAGCACCCATAACACTAGACAATGCTCCAGTCAACCAACTAATACCATCCATGATGGGTTTTAGTAGACCGTTAAGTGTCTTTAACATGGCAGAGACCATTGCAGCAGTTGCCTGTTCAGCAGCACAAAGAGGTGCTGCAATAGTCTTACCAACCAGATCTTTTAGAAAATTCTTAATAAAACTGAGTAGATTGATACCCAATTTTTCGAAGATACAGAAAATAATATCCATGATCTTCTTAATTGCATTAGCAATCGGTTGTTGCTGAGGTTCAGGAACAAATAAAGCAACAAAGTCTCTAAATCTTTTACCCAACCACTTCATCAATCTATCTCTTAGATTATTGAAGATCTTCTTCATAATCCCCATAATAATCTGACCAGTCTTACTGATGATACGACCGATGTCCTCAATAAAATTCTGGACAGCATCAACGTATACACCTAAGAACTCTGTGAGACTATTTGTAGTGGCGATAAAACTTCTGATTTGGTTGGTAATATCACTTAAGAAATTTTGTTCACAACCATTTGGAATAGTTGTTTTTTGTCCACCTGCAGCAAATTGAGTTTCTGCGTCACTCTCTGGAAAAATTTGATCTGGATTTTTTGATGCACCACTACTTAACTTTCTTTCATTATTAGCATTATCTTTAGGTGTAGATAAAGTAGCATCATTCTTTGGAGGTCTCTGCGTAGCATCAGCCTGCATTGTAGTCTGAGCTGCAATACCAGAATAAGGTCTAAATCTTGAACTTTTTTCCTTTAATATTTCTTCAGATGTGATCGTACTTACTGCATTTGGATTTCTATGCAAAGCTCCAAATACAACTGGTTGTTGACCTTCATCACCATCCATGAAGAAACCAAACACAGTTTCTCCACCAACCATTTGGCTACTTTCACCAAGAGCTCCATGTCCAGACCCACCAGCAGCGGGAACCATGACATGAGCCCAAGGTAAATCTTCATCTGCTAATTCATTACCAGAAAAAGGATGATACCCGATAATTCGAACCTTACAACGATAAGCCCAACTTAATCCCAGATCAATATCACTGTCTGTATTTTTAAGTATGGTCTTATCATCTCGCCAAGTTTTGGGGTGAGCAACTTGTCCAATCCACCATGTGAATTGATCTCTCCCCAAAAATTGTGATTTTAAAGCGGAATCATCAATAGCCATTTTTTATTAGTCTTCGTATACTAAACACTCTGGTTCTGAAGGGTTCTGATCACAGTAGAGTTCAAGGTATGTAGGATCGTGATGATCACCCGCCTCAATCTCTTTCTTATGATGTTCTACATAATCTTCCAAATCATGCAATTCGCTTTCAATGTGACGACGCATTTGTGGATTTGTTGTAGGGTCTTGAAGGATCTCTTTGTCCTTCTGAATGTGTTGTTCGATGTTTTCCATATTAGGTTAGATCATAGGCCATATGAGTCTCGGATTAATGTCATAGAGGTAGTTGCTTTTCCTTTTTCAAAATGATGCCTCAAATTTTTAATAAGATAATACCCACTACCTTCCTCATCAACTTCGACTCGTGCGTTTGTATTAGATGCCACATCGGGCAAATATACTTTAACGATTTCACCAGCTTTAAGACTGGCGTTTAAAGGCACATTGATATTTAGTGCTTGTGTGAACAGTAAATTGTACCTAGCGAATGACTTTGCCATATCGGCATTGTCTCTTCCAGAACTTTCCTCAATCGCATCAGTAAACATTCCGCGATCAGAAGTTCTTACCAGTATTCTACTCGGAACATCAGCAAAAAACTCAGGTAAATTGAAATTGTCATTCTCTCCTAACTTATTGCCTAATTCTTGAGATAATGTATATTCGAAATCATCCAACAACATTTTATATGGATCGAAGAAATATGTATGATTTCCGTACATACCAATTCTAAGATTTCTAACTAGATCAGTATTCTTTTCCAATACATGATGAATAATTTTATTGGCGTTACTAAAATTAGCACCACCTTCAATAGCGGAAGAATATTTGAATACTTGCATTTCTTTATCATCACCACCAACTGATTCGGTGGTCTTAGATACTAGAGATTCAATACTTCTAAAATTGAATCCATCAGCATTTTCAAAAAAGAAATATCCAGAAGTTCCTTTAGATTTTCCTGTTTCTCCACTTCCACTTGTTCCACTTGCGCTTGAGGATGATGGTACTGCTTTAGGTCCTAACCAAGTTAAAACTGAAAATGGTTTTTTAAGATTACCGTAAAACCCATATGAATTAACGGTTCCTTCGATAGTGCCTATTCTATCAGTCTGTAAGGTATTGGTCAAGATATCCTTAACATGTTCACTAATAGAACTTTTATTATCATATTTTTTACTACATCTTGTAGTCTCATTATTAATTGCTTCAATAGAAGAAAGGTGTAACACAAATGTCTCACTACTTTCCCTAGACATATAGTTACTAACTCCTGTCACATATAGAGGATGATCTTCTTTTCTACTAAGAGTTCCCATCAAGTTTGCAATTTCAACATCAAATCTTTCTCCACTACGAATTGGCAAACCATTGTAGAGTCCAGCAGTGTCAGTAATATATGCTTGTGCAGTAATTGAAGGAGATAGAATATCCTCAAAATAATCAAAAGATGAAATATAAGGAGATATTTCAATCGCCCTTTCTCCATCATTAGAAGTAAGAACTGCTTGATTAAATTTTACCGCTTCTAAATTTACAGACATTAGGAAACTAGTTTATTAAAGAGCATTACCTGCTGCAAATTCAATGCCGCAGCCATATCTGATGAAGGAATGAAAGTTGTTGATGACCCACCACCAGGCGCCTGGACAACCATGGGTTGTTTATTACCAGGCATAACACCCATAGAAATGAGTGTAGTATTATTTACACTCTTAGAAGGATTATTATATGAAGTATATTGACTTACCATATTAGTTGAATCTGACATTGTACTAGGAACAGTAAACATAGATTCCCCTGAAGGTGTTGTAATTTGAAGAGGTCGTCCAGCTCCCTCATTTGCTATACCTTGTGGTGATCTAAGGTATTCCTGTGTATTGTACAAATATTCATATTGTGCAGCAGTCTCACCTGTACCAGTCATCCACTGTTCACCATCAAATCTTTGATATACAGTCTTATCTTTTCCACGAACACTTGTTGCTGGTTTTACAACCTTTCGTAATTGTCCTTCTACAGCTTTTGCAATATCTGTTGGAGGAGTTTCTGTAGTTACTGATGCCGCATCATTCTTTGTCGTTTCTTCTACTTCTAAAGGAACACTTCCAGACTTGGCACCCCTGATATCACCATGACCTGTTCTAAAGATGATATTACCATCTTTATCTTTCACTTCGACAAATGCACCATAATTTCCACCTGAACTATAATCTACACTAGTACCTCCAAGTGTCGGAATAAGAATGTCCTGACCCACTACACTATCTCTAAATCTACCTTTACCTGCGGTTTCTTGAGAATCCTTAATAAGAGGAGCATAATAATCAATACGATTGAAACCAGCTGCATCAATGGCACGTCCTCTAGGAATCTGGTGTGCTTCAAATGCCCTTTGTAATAAAGCAGCCTTGTCTTCATAAGAAGCATTGGAGTCCCAAATGGTGTTAGCAACAGCATTATTAGAGAATTCAATATTTCTACCTTGAGCAGCATATCCTGCTGCAAGTTGATCCATCATTTTAACCTTCTCTTCCATAGAAAGAGAACTCTTAAACTGACTGTCAATATGATAATCGGCAGATCCACCAATATATTCAGATTTACCAGTTTTTAATCCAGTATTAAATGTTCCATCACCAGAAAGTGACCCATCACCAGAAAGTTCTGTAATCCCAGCAGAAGCAGATGCAGATCCAAGTTCTTGATCAATAGAACTCATAAAATTATCTGCGGTAATTGTACCAGCAAATTTTTCCCCAAATAGGTTCACTGATTCATCAAATCTTCTCAATTCGAGCATTGTACTCTGAGGTTCATAATTAACATTCATCACATCACCATTTACAGAAGACACATTTGTGTTAGATGTTTTTTCCGTACTATCTCCACTCTCAGCAGAAGCATCATCAACTGCTTCTTTAACATCTTTACCAATTAGTGCGGCATCAATTGCAACAGATGCCGCAGTACCCCATCCAGGCACTGTAGATGCAGCACCAGATAAGAACTCCATAGCAGCACCAGCCATATCACCTTTGGCTGCTCTATCAACTGCAAAAGCAGTACCCAATACAAGACCAACTAAAGGAATCTTTTTAGCAAGAAGTTTACTACCACCTTTTGTTGCAACTTTTTCAAGACCTTCTTTAGCAACAGTCTTAGAAGCAGCTTCAAGACCTTCCTTAGTTACATTTTTTGCAGCACTTTCTACTCCCTCTTCAGCAAGATTTTTTGTTACTTTCTCAGTTGTTTCCTTTGTAACTGCATTACTGACACTTTTAGCAGTTGTGTTTCCAGTTACTTTTGTAGCATTTTTGCCAAAGAATCTTTTACCAATACCTTTAGCAAAGTTTCTAATATTCCTAATAGTATCAACGGCTTGGGCCCCGAATAACAAAGTACCCAAAAGACCAGGGCCAGGGACATTTCCTGAGTTACCATCTCCACCTACTCCACCATCACCAAGTTTAAGGTTCTTTAACTTGTTTAACTGTCTTTCGGTAATCTCTGGAGATCTATCCAACTTGTCCTTACCAACTTCAAGGTAATTGGAGAGTTTCCTATACTCACCCTTAGATTCTCCTAAGGATTTTTTAGTTCTTTTAAAAAGAGATTCAACTACTCTTTGTTTTCTTACCAGCTTATTACCGATCTGAGACATAGTATTAAGATGTAGAGATTATATTATAATTTCCAATAGTACCCAACCTATAAAGGTTTGTTTCATCATAAGGCATTAAAAATGGAACATTATTCGCAGCAATAGAAGGTGCAGGAATGTTAGAAGGATCATTCTGAGAAAGATCACCTATAGGAAGGTTCATAATATTGACTTTAGATTCTCCTTCTTCAGTAGCAGGGATCTGAGCAATCTGTTTAATAGATTCATCAGAGGTCGAATCTGTCACCGTTGTACTAGGATTAATAGTTGAAAGCTCAGTAGCACCTTCAGCACTGAAATTATTAGTTTGATTTTGAATTTTCTGAAGATTCTCTTGATAAACTTTCAAACTATCAGAGGCAGTTCTAGATGTCTGATTATATTGAGGTGTCAAACTTGCCCACACACTACCCAACTTTTCCATATCAGCCTCAGTAAGAGGCTTATTAAGATCTACTCCCTTTTCCTTCGCAAGGAACATTATCAGTTTATTTTGATATTCCTTAGTAAACTTCTGTTTTGTGAAGTCTACATTGGGATCCATCCTTCTAGCATGATCTAAAAGGAAAGTAAACTGACCAGCACCAACTGCAGCAGATCTATCGGTAGTCCCATCCATATAAGTGAACTGGGATTGTGGATCCTTCAAGAACTGTGTTTGGAGATCATCCACTTCCTGAAGAGTCTTTCCAGTAATATCACCATACTTCATCTCACCTCGAGCATCACCAAACCATCTACTATAACCACCTTCCCCGTCAGTTCCTTCTAACTGGGTAATAGTTTGAATTGCTGCTCTGGCATTATCTGTTTCAACTCCAGGCACTTCAGTAGTACCTCCCATCAAGTCACTAGTGGATGTTGATGTAGTATCACTATCATTAGTGCCTGGAAGTTTTTTCTTCTTTTTCTTCTCGTTGTTTCCAATACCTTCAAGAAACTCTTGAAATTTCTTAACGGTTTGATTAAACATATTTCTCTCTTCTTCGGGAATGACATTAATCTCTTCTGCAATTTGTTCTACTTCAGATTTTGATACTGTATCATCTCCTTGTCCTGCATATGCAGCAGTACCCATACCTAAGGCGCCTAATGCGCCCAATCCCAATAATAGTTTTCCTTTCTTACCTTTCATAAAGTTTCCTGCGCCAGTTGGTACTTTTGTTAAGTTCTTTTTGGTTTTGTCTACAAGATTTTTAACACGTCTAAATTTTTTGAGTCCATAAAGACCACCACCTGCCAGAAGAGCAGTAAATAGTCCACCCAATAGACCGTTTCTTCCACCTATTTTCTTTCCTACGCCGCTAAGATCTCCAAGGAACTTGGATATGTATTCTCTGACCTTAGTGACTACACCTACAGTATCCTGTAGACTTTCGTTAATTCCTTCAAATCCTTTTGAAAATGCTGATAGAGAGGCAGGATCTGCCATTCCTCTCATATAGTCGGCAATATTACCGAAAGAGCTTAAAAGACCATCAAGTTGAGGCATCCTGACTTGGGAAGCCAGTGAACCTCTCTTAGATAGACTATCATCAACTTTTTGGTTGATTACCTTATTAATATTAACAGTATTCTCGTTTCCACCAAAATTTTGAGAGATATTTTGGATAGTGTTCCCTAAACCACTAGGTGCAGCCTTTACTCTACCTAATGCACCTCTAAGTTTAGTACCGAGAGTACCTTTACCACCAAAAAACTTGGACGCACCAATGAATCTGTTCCCAGAGCCAATACGTTTCGCTCTGGATCCTCTTCTTAATATTCGGCCAGGTTTAATAGTGTTTAGCTTCATTTGTTCAATGCCGCTCGTTGTTGGGCTTTGAGATTCTCATCTTCAATGTGCTGTTTAAGCAATCCAACGTAGATATCCCTTTCCCAGGGAATCAAATTTTCAATCTCTGTCAGTGAGTATTTATGGAACTGCATGAGAGCGAAGTTGATTCTGTAGTATGCCTCCAGACTCATCTGAGACATAACTAAGCGAAAAAACTTGTTAGTCCCTCAAGCACAACAGTATTTTTCTTTTTGGTATTAGGATTCATTACTTCAATAGTATGGCTCAATTTAGGCATAGTCTCGAAGAATTCTTCAATTTGTTTGAATTGACTGGAAGTTAATCCCTCAATCCAAGTAACCAATTCCTTTTTAGTAAGATCCGAGCTAGACCAGGCATCTTCTTCAGTATAAATCTGATCGATACACGCTGCAATGACCTCAAAGGATTGTTCGACTTGGGATACGTCATCTCCATCTACTACGAAATTGTTCTTAACGAATTCATCCATAGAAGGATATTTCATTTGAATAGTAATATGATCATCAATTTGAATATCCTTTTTATGATCGGGGCTTTTTACAACCTTAATCTCATCAATAAAAACACTTACTGGAACTTGTGTCTCACCATCATCACCACATGTAATTACTAGTTCAACAGATTCAGATACAGATTTACCGCGAACATTGAGAAAAAGATACTCAATATCAAATGTAGGCAGTGACTCGATCTTTATTCCTCTTGCAGTAACACAAGATTTCAATACTTGTTTGATTGCGGTAGTAATTTGTTTTGGATCCTGACTCTCTAACGCTAAGATCAGAATTTTTTCTTCTTTTACTAGAAATGGTCTGTACTTAACAGTCTTTCCAGAAGAAGGTAAAGTCAACTCATACGTTGGGGTTGAAATAGTTGGTAAAGGCATAATAATTCATATCAGCGGTTTATTTAGGTAGGCCAGTTGACCAGTGGTGAATTCAAATCTTTCAACACTGAGTAATCAGTTGCTAGATTTAATGAGTCACCAAGGAAAAATGGCGATGGTGTTTTCCAATCCCATGGAGCTCTTCCATCCATAGGATTTGTACTAGCAGAAGCAAGTTCACCAGAGGATCCAGCGGCATTATCTTGATGAACTAGAGGTTCACTAGTACCACTTTCGGGGAAATTAACCATAACGTATCTATCATACTTAAAGTCAACTGTCACCTTAGTAACTGTAGCTTCATCATATGATAATGCAATAGAATTGATGTTAACTGGGAAAGCATTCAAGAATATAAACATAATTCTTGAACTATAATCCCTTTCAAATTTAGTAACAGCAATTTCTCTTCTATATTCTACAGGATATCTGTGCCTATGGAAAGCGGTATTGTCTCTTAAACTAGCGTATCCAGTAGGACTTGCACCTGTAACCTTTCCCTTTAAAGGATCATTAATAGGATTAATGAAATTCATCCACTCTTGAAGCAATTTCAATACCTTATAATCAGATGACACATAAAATGTCATACTAAGATCCGCATATATTTTTCTAACAGGGAAGAATTCTTCAATACCCTGTCTACTTCCAAGTTCAGTAAATGTTTCTACACTTGTGCCAGGAAGCATAGTTTCAGCACAAAGAAAATCATACCTCTGTGGTTCATCACTAGTAAATACTCCCGAACTAGTCAACCACTCTGATAAAGGATCTACATTAGTTCCTCTCTTAACATTAGCTAAGTTCAGATTTACTTTATAATGATTACTTGTAGAAGGAGATCCCAGATAATTTTGGAAATTCCTTTCAGCGTTCCCATCACTATCAATATCGATCTTATAAGGCATACCAGATGCCTCTAATCTATTTTGATTGGCACTATTACCTTTAGTCATGCGAACTAAATACTATGATCCTTTATACTATGTATATGTCCTACAAGGGAAAATATAGACCAGAACACCCAAGGAAATATAAAGGCGATCCTACTAATATTATTTATAGGTCACTTTGGGAGCGAAAATTCATGAGGTATTGTGACCTCAATGAAAGTATATACCAATGGCAATCAGAAGAATTTGCTATTCCATATAAATCTCCTCTTGACCATAGGTATCATAGGTATTTTCCAGACTTCTTTATTAAATACATTGACTCCACTGGAAAAAGGAGAATAATGGTTGTTGAGATAAAACCAGCAAAAGAATGTAAAATGCCTCCTAAAAATCCTAAAAAAAGAACGAAATCATGGGTCAGAAGTATTGAAACATGGGCAATAAACCAAGCAAAATGGAAAGCTGCAGAAGAGTTTTGTGCGGATCGTAATTATGAATTCAAAATTATGACCGAGAAGGAACTAGGAATCAAATGATTGCAGACGAAGTAACAAAACTAGCAGGAAAAAAGAACAGAAGTGGTGATTGGTATATCAATGCTTTACAAGATGCTTTGTCTGGGGTACAGGATCCTGATATTAGTACCAGTGATACTGGATGGGTTGAAGTAGGTAGTTTAGTATTTTTCTCCTATGGTGCAAAATTTCCCGAAAAATATGAATATTGGGACTTACAACCATTGGCGTTTGTGTTGGATTTTTACAAAGATGGATTTTTAGGAGCTAATCTACATTACGTTAATCCTGATTATAGGGACGCAGTTGCAAAAAGCCTGATAAATAGTGGAAGAGGGGCGAGTGTACCCAAAAATTCTTTGCACAAATATCTGTATTCTGGGGTTGGTAACCTATATAAAGTTCCAGATGATGAAGATTGGGCGAGTATTTCGTTATTACCCACAGAACGTTTTATTGACAGACGTGGGAAAAAATATCCCAAATATAGAGCCTGGAAGTAATGTCATTAGGTTTCCAAACTGTAGAACTAGATCCACCAATTACACAGACCGTCAACGGTCAAGTAATTCAGTATGATCTGCAGTATGATATTAAAAATAATCAAGTTCGTGTAATTGAAACTGGCACAAATAAGGCAAATCCAGATGTCATCTATACTAATGGTGACTGGACTAAGGATAATAAATTACTTGAATTAACAGAGCTTCAAAAGAAACAAATTCATGAAGATATCCAAATAGCAGTTAGAGAAGATTACGAAACTAGGACAGGTAAGACCAACGAAAAGAATTTACCTGCATGGGCCAAAAGAGATAGACAGGGACTGTATGCATCAGATCCTTCCGCTAAACCATTATCAACTAATGGTGAGCCAATATCATATAATCAGAGAACAGGGACAACAAATATCTTCAGCCAAGGTTTGGATCTGGTTGGTGCTATTTGGAATCCAATGGCAACTATTGAAAAAGATGATGTTACTAGTTATGTAACCGCCAATGAAAGAAACGCATCTACAACACCTTTGATGTATCCCATCGATATGTCGAATCTCCAAGATAAGATGGTGATTCAGTGTTACA